CGTAGGAGCTGCTTGCGGGGTCTCGGAAAGTGCCTTGGCCGTAGCGATGCTCGTTGAGTAGGGCTACGTAGCGGGCAATCATGGCTTGCCCTTGGGTTTTTAGGGTGACTGCGGCGTCGATCTCTTCGCGGCTGGCTTGGTGGGTGAGTCTGTAGCCGGGGCTGCCTGGGTAGCTCAAAATCTTGGGCGTGGCGCTGGCGATGCTGCGGATCTTGCGGTCGCTGATGCCGGTGGCTTGGGAGATTTGCGCAGCTGTGAGCCAGCCTCGGTTATCCAGGATGCGAATGAGCTCTGCGACCTCGGGGGCATCTTTGGCGGTCTGGAATAGTGAGAGCTGGTCATCCATAGCTATGTTCTAATTAAAATGCCAATCGCGATTAGGTAGCGTCCGACACGCCCACTTCATCAGCCTTTCGGCAGTTTTGGGCGACGGTATCGCGAGAATCCAACACATCGCCAGCGTCAACAATTCGACGAAGGCCAGCGGCAGGATTAACAGTATTTTTAGCAATTTGAGTATTATCATAGTCTTAGTGTTTTCGTAATTAGAACCAGACGGATCTGCTCAACTCGGCAGACCTCGCGGCAGTCCTATTTGTTAGATTTAATCTGCGTATCAACTACCTCGTAAAACCTTGATTCAATTCCAGTTTCGCGGTCATTGCAGGATTTTGCTTGCGCCTCCGCTTCAGCCTTATCCTCAAAACGCCAAGCCCCCCGTTTTGTCGCCAAGAAGTCACCTGACTTTGCAAGCCACTTAGAGCCTGGGTTCGGCCCTGCCATAAAAAAAGAAACCTCAATTACATAAGGTTTTTTTATGCCTCTTTGAGTTGCGCCATTTTTTCGAGATGCCTCGGATTTTTTGATTGTTTTAGCCTTGCCGCCTTTGCGGCCTAATTGTTGAGCTGCTTTATTTTTCATATTAAAATCCTTTTTTTACTTTATTAAAATAGACGTAAGTGGATTCGCCTAAGTTTTGAACCTCAGTTATTACATTTATAAAAAGAGAGTGCATATCTAAAAAGGGCGCCGACACTTCCACGCGGTCTCCCTCTGAATAATTGCCATTTGCGCCATCCACACGGACTGCAATATAGTTGTTAGCTTCGTTTGTTATTGTGCCTTTTATTGTTACCATACTTAAAACAATACCCTATGCGCTTGGGTTGTCAAGACAGTTGTCGATAATAAATAAAATAAATCTAACCAAGCGTATATCACAACGCCGAAGACGGCACGTGATTACTTTTCGTTATCGGTTGGCCTTTTTTGCGGGCGGCTGCGACGCGGGCTGTGATTGTCATGCGGAGTTTGGAGAGGGCTACTGCACCGAGGTCGCGCCAGGGGCGCTTGCTGTGACGGTCGTTTGCTATAGCTTGGATATAGGCTTCGGGTGCTCCCAGGTGCTCGATGGCGTAGATTAATTGTTTATGGTGCTCGTTATAGGAGCGGTTTCTTTGGTCGTATTTGGTGAGTTCGTGGGGCTGGATATCGCCGCGAATCCAGTCCTGCATTTGATCAATTATTAAACAATATTCTTTGGCCGCGAATTGGCTGGATGATTTGCTATATCCGAGGATCCACTCAGTGAGCTGGTGCCGTGATTCGCTGGTTTTTGGATAGTCGAATGCGCGGCATAGCTCGCTGAATAGTGCGTGGTATCGACCACGGAGGGAGGCTGCGGTTTTGGCGTTCATGATGGGATCAGTGTGATGCGGCATTTGGCTTGGGTGTCTTCGTTTATAGTTTGTTTGGGTCGAGGGGGATTTGGTTGTAGCGTCCGTGCTCGTCGCGCTCGTAGAGGCGGATGTAGGTTTTGCTGCCGGTGATGTTTATGGCGTCGGCGATGGCTTCCATGGCTTTTTCCCAGGCGGGGTCGGAGATCTTGATGCGGCGTAGTTCGAGGACTTTGTGAGTGGCGACGTTACCTTTGGCGTCGGTCTCGAATGCGCTTTGGATGACTGTCTTGATCTTTGGATCGGCGGTCTGGCTCCATTCATTGAGGCATTGATCAATCAGGGATTTGGCGGTTTGAAGACGCTCGTCGAAGGTGATGCTGTCGGCGATGGCTCGGTCTAGGCGGTAGCGGCCATCGAAGCTGTGGAGGCTAAGGTTGCCTTTTTTGCCGCCGATGGATGATCCGTATTTTTCGGCTGAGAGCTGGACGAATGCGTGGCTGTCGTCGAGTGCCTGGTCGCGGAATTTGCGGAGGGTTCCGGAGATTGCTTTTGCTTGGGTGACGATCTCGTTGACGAGTTCGTCACGGGCGAGGTCGATCTCTTTGATTTGATCGATGGGGATTAGGTGGCCGTGGGCATTTTGACGGTAGCCTGCGGGGGCGGTGGGTTGTTCGGTGGTGTTCATGATTTTTCGTGATCTAATTATTGTTTGTTGCTGGTGGGTGGGTTTGGGTATTCTGCCCAGTATAGAACCGTGAGGTCTTGGACAGGGCAGCCGGGGCAATACTTCCATTCTTCGCCGTCGTGGTAGCCTGTCTCGACGCTGTCGTCGTCGATGGCCATAAGGACTTCGGCGTCGGCGTCGGCCATTTCGTCTTGGACGTTTATCCAGGTGATTTTTGCGGTGGTATCCATGGTCTTATCCTTCTAATTTTGCTAATAGGTCGCGGGAGCGGATGACCTGGTCCCAGGTCATCTCGATCTCTTGTTTGTGGCAGCGACCGGCGGTCATGCGTAGGAGCATTAGCCAGACGCCGAGGGCTTGCTCGGTGACGACTGTTTTTTGCAGTTCGGCGGCTTCGCCTTCGGGCTTGTCGAGGCCGTAGGCGGCGGCGAAGGTTTGGAGGTCGGCTGCGGTGGGGGTGTTGGGGAGTTGGAGGGCGACTAGCTTACGTCGGCTTAGTTGCTCTAGGACTCCGGAGTGTTGGCCGTGGTGGATCTCGTCGCGGAAGACATTTGTGGCGGCGATGACTAGGCCGCATTTACGCTCGTCGTGGATCTCGCGGAGATACTCGTAGACCTCGGTTGAGTAGGTGCGGCTGTTTCGGCTTTGGCGCATGGTCTGGTGGGCCTCGTCGATGATGAGGATCATGCGGTCGTCAAAGGATTCTTTGATGCGCATTTTTAGGTCGGCGGTGTTGAGGCGGTTTGAGATTCGTAGCTCTTTTGCCAGGGCGCGGAGGAAGTCGCCCATTTTGCCTCCGGCGGGCATACGGATCATGATCGTGGAGCCGTGGTTGTGGGTGCGCTGATACTCTTCGAGGGCGGTGGTTTTGCCTATTTGGGAATCGCCAAATATGAAGGCGATGCGCTGGTAGATGAGGCAACTGTCGCAGACTGTCCAGATGCGTTTAGTGAGGGCGGTCTCGATATAGGAGAGTGCATTCGTCCCGGCGCGGGAGGCTACGGATTTACGTAGTTTTTCGATCTCGGTGACGATGGACTCTTTGCCCGCGCCGTGGCGGCCGGTGAATACCTGGTAAAGGGTGTTCTCGGCTTTGTGGATTTGTTTGGCGGCGTCGGCTACGGTCCAGCCCTGATCGAGGGCGTGGGAGTGGAGCCAGCGGATGGCGCTGCGCTGTTTGTCGGGCAGTTCGGCGGTGGCCTTGTTGACGACGTCTCCGGGGATGGAGAGGCTTGGTTGATTTGGTTGTTGGGGTGTCATGTTTGTTTGTTTTTTTGCGTTGATTTTAGGCGGGTTGCCGTGGGTTAAAATGGTGATTCTTCGGGGTCGGCGTCTTGGGGTGCGGGGGCGTCCGCGAGCGGACACGCCACGAAGTATTCGTCGGCTTCTTCGTCGCTGATTTTATTGAGGCGGGTGCGGTCGGACTGGGCTTTGGCGGCTGAGGTTTCGGCGGTGGCTATGGCTGAGCCTAGGCGGTCGGCATTGTGTTGGCGCATGTCGCTGTGAGTGGCGTCTTGATCGGCCATGAGGTCGGCGGCGTATTGGCGGACATTTTCGCGGCCGCGATGCACCTCGCCGCTGCGCTTCAGAATGGCGTGCTCGTCGGTGATGTCGACGCGGCCTACTCGGGCGGGGCTGCCGATGTATTCGAGGTTGTCATCGTTGGTAAACAGGTGGATGGCGCTGCGATCGGTGGCGAGGAATCCGATGAGGGCTTTTTTCTGGCCGTTCCATTTTGCGAGGGCTTGGGCGGTTTTTTGATCGCGGAAATAGATGGTGTCCTCGCCGTTGGGCTTGTAGGCCACGCGCTCGGCGGCGACGGTGACGGGTTTTTTGTCGAGGCTGAGTGGCAGGAGCTGGCGGGGGTGAGCGGGCTGCATCTCGTGGCCTGTCATGAGGCGGCTAAACCGCTCGGCGGGGCTCTCCATACGAGAGTCGAGCTTGGTGCCGACTGTCATTAGCTGGGCGGCGAGTGGATCGTCGTGCCTAATGTAGCGGCCTGGCTCGATCTCTAGCTCATGGACGCGGGCGAACCCTTGGAGGTTGTGGTTGATGCGCCAGTTGAGACGCTGGACATACTCGTCGAGCAGGCCGTGAAATTGATCGATGGTGAGGAGCGGGAGGTTTAGCTCGTCGAGCGGGATGCCTTTGCGGTGAGCCTCGGCGATGGTGTTGAGCGTGTAGCGCTCGGTCTGGGTCATTCGGCCATCGGTGAGGTCGTAGCGGGCGCCGACTGTGCCCGGTAGGTGATTGATGCGGGTATGGACGAGGCGAAATAGAGCCTCGATCCAGCCTTTTTGCCAGGGCATGCCGCCCTGCTCGACGAATCCTGATTGCGTGAGCTTTTGGCGGATTAAGCCGGTTTTTTCAAACTCGATTCCGGTCAACTGTTCGAATGTGTGAATGTCGGCGGTGCTCATTGAGGCGGAGGCATTCTCGAGGAGGACGCGCGTTTTCCAATCTTTTGGGAGGCCGTATTGCTCGATCACTTTGGCCATGAGCCAGCGCATATCGGCGTGCTGGAAGGCGCGCTTGGTGCCTTTTTTGCCGCCGTCTGAGTCGGCATCGCGGGTGTAGGTGCCGACGACCGCCTTGGCTAGGATCAGGCCAGTGGCTACGTCGAGCGTAAAAATTGCCTCGGGATAGACGACTTGCGCGGCTTTGCCTGGCATTGGCTGGATCACTTTAAGATCGAAACGAACATCATCGAACGTGAGCATCTGGAAGGGCATGAGTTTTGAGCGATCGCGTAGGAGCTGATCGCCCCAGTGTGAGTGGGCGGCATGCTCGCCGCGCTGGAGGTAGATGCGGGTGGGCATACTGGGGAGCATGCGCCGGAGGTTATTCGCGCTCCAGCCGCCGGGGAAGTTCTCGGCGCGGGCACGGGCTAGGTGGCCAGTGGGGACGGGGCGGCCTTGGGCGGCGCACCATTTCTGGATGGTGCCGTAGCCGGGGATGGCGTGACCGCCAAACCAGTTGTCGAGCAGGCGCTCGTGCAGGGCGTTGCCAGTGGCATCGGCGCGGGAGGTCTCGGCGAATAGCGTGCGGATGTAGCGGGTGAATTCGTGGTTTTTGAGGGCGGCTGATTTATCGCCGTTGGTATAGTTGGGCAGGAAAATTTTCCAAGAGCGGGCGGCGTAGGTATGGCCGGTGGGTTTGCCGTCGCTGCCGGGCTTTTGTCCGCCTCTTGCCCAGAGGCGATAGTCGCTGGCGAGTTTGGCGGTGGAGAATCCGCGCTGACCGCTGTAGCGGATGGCGGTTTGGGCAATCGCGGTTTTGCGGGGTGCGCTATCGTCGAGCATGTGCTCGATGTGGAGCATGGCCTCGACCTTACGCAGCACGTTGTCGCGGTCGACCTGTTTGCGCAGATTCAAGAGTGCTTCGATCCCGCCTGATTGTGAGACGATGTCGAGCGCGGCGGTGTGCAGGGTGGAGGTGGAGGCGAGTTGTGTCATGATTTTTTAGGCAGGATGATTATTTTCCGGAGGCATCCTCCTGAGCTTCGAGCCTGGCCTTGAGATCTTTGATGGACTGGGAGCGGTTGGCTAGGTCGCGCTGGATGTCGGCTACGGCTGCGAGTTTTTCGGCCTTGGTAACGTCGGGGCGGATGAAATAGGTGTGGTTTAATACCTGGTTAAACCCGTCTGCAATGGTTTTGTAAGAGGCGTTTAGCTCAGCGAAAAAGTCGGTTTGTGCGGGAGGCTCGCCCCCGGTTGATCCGCTTTCGGTTGGCTGGTTGTCGGCTTTTATCTCTAGCTCTTTGCGGACTTTGCGGACGAATGATTCGGCGACTTTGCAGAGTTCCGCGACGGCTACATTCTTGATTTTATCGGTGCCAAAAATCGCACTATGCGATTTTAGGGCGATTTTTACGGCCTTGCGCTTGTCGCGATTTGTGCGGCGGAGGGCGTCGTGTTCGGCGTTGGCTCCTAGGGAGTGGCGTAGGGCGGCGTCTTTGCCGCCTGGGCGGATGTCGGCTTTGATCTGCTTTTTATTGCTCAGTTTATGCGCCAGGAATCGGTGCCAGCCGTCGCCAATGAAATAGCGATCAAACTCCCCGTCTTGAAACACTGTGATCGGGGGCAGCTCGTCGAGGTGCCCTTTAAGGTCGTCGACGTGAGTGTGGTCGATCTCCTCGCGCATCTGTAGCTCCTGTAGGGTGAGGTCCAGGATGCGGCTCATCTCGATGGTGAGGTTGTGTTTTGGTGTGGGTGTGTTCATGGTTTTAGTGGTTGGTGGCGAGGTATTTACTTTTGGTCGAAATTGCTATTGAATGGATTGGCGATGAGTGTGTCCCAAATGTGGGCGTGTTGCTCGGTGCTGAGCTCGCGCCAGTGGGTGATGTCCTCACGCTCCAGGCGGGTGTCGGTGCCGAATCCCCAGCACTCTCGGCGCTCGTCGTAGCCGCAGATTAGGCGGGTGCCTTGGTGCATGATTACGAAGAGGCGGTCGCGGGGTGGTGGCGTGTTGATCTGCCAGGGGCGGGAGTTGTTGATTTGGAGTTCGATTTTCATGGTAATTTTTTTTGTGGGTTTGATTTTGATCAGATGGATCGGACGGATCTAGGAGAGGCTGCCGCCTTGGGTTAGGCGGTGGGCGCGGTCGCGGCGGTCGCGGCGGTCGTTTGCCTCCTCGGCGAGTAGCATGGAGGCTAGCGTGAGTGTGGCGACTAGCACGGCGGCTAGGATGGTGAGTGTGATGGTGATGAGGAGTGTGACGGTCATGGGGTTAGGCGGTTTTGTTGTTTATTTTTTATTTTTGAGCAGGGTTATTGGATGCTCGCCGCGTAGCTCTAGGCGGGCGGCGAGTTGCCGGAAGAGGGTGATGAGTTTTCCGGTCTCTAGATTTAGGACTGGATTTTCGGCAGGCATGGATGTCAGGCAGGTCGTGAGCCAGGCGTAGTAGGCGGAGACGGGGATGCGATAGGCTCCGCGCTGGCGTCGGGCTATGTTGGCCGCGACGATGTGCCCCTCATCGATGAGGTTATGGATGTGTTTTAGGTCACATCCTAATTTTGCTGCGATCTCCCCGGCGGTCACGGTGTCGCGACCTGGGAACCCTAACTCGGTGAGGGCTAGCTCTATCTGGTGGGGCTGTGATATTTTTGGCATGGGGTATAGTGGAGGCTATTATTGTGCGAGGTATTTGTCTGCCGCTTTGAGCACGGCCTGTGCTTTGGGACCACCGCGCGCGCCTTTTAGGGCGTCGTAAGCGGTGTGAGGCCGAAAACCCGACTGCGTTGCCCACTTATTGATCGAGGTGCCGCGCAGGGCGAATCCGGATCGCCACTCGGCAAAAGATTTAATGTTGGTGCTGGTGTTTTGCATGATTCGCCAAATGTTTAGCCAAATGTCTTGACTGTGCAAGCAAAAAGTTTAATTTATTTTTGTCGGGTCAAAACACCTGACAATTCGGAGCCGTCAATCCTGGCGAATCCGACGACAACCTAACCACTAAATAAAAAGGAAATCATTCTGGGAATTATCATCATACTAGGAGGCCTGAGTATCGTAATCACTGCGTTTGCGCTCATCGTAGCGTTTGCGGGTCCGGATCTGAGCTGCCCTAATTGCGGCACTACGCACCTGAGCCGGGGCAAAGTTTGCCCGGACTGTGGGGCTGAGATGCCCGCCTTTAAAAAATAAATAAAGGAGAAATAAAATCATGAAAAACATCATCGAAATCCAAACCACTCAAGCCGGTGAAAAAATCTCACTTGAGATCGAATACTAAAAAACAACGATAAGGACGGGGATTGATGAGCCTTAGCGAAATCATTCCCCGATCCGCATGGTTCTGGGAGCCGAACCTTGCCAAACCTCCTAATAAATAAAAGTGCAAAAATGCACAAATAAAGTTTGCATTAAGTGCAATACTGCACATTGTTTGAGTCAAGTTAAGGCAAGGAGCCGAGACCATAAACCAAAAAAAAGAGATACACGAAAATGAAAACGATCAAAATCAGCAACAACCGCACTCTGAAAATCAATCCCCTTAACTCGGAGTCCATCCGCGACCTGCTTGCAGCTCGGCGCGGCTACTACACATTTACCGCCACACTAGGCGCTAACGGCAACGGGGGGATGCTCTCTGAAATCTCTGACATTGTCAGAGCAGATGAGGACGATCAGCATCTCGATGCTTACGAGCCAATTAATTTCGAGTATGCAGAACTCCGCGATCACGTAGCTGACGCTGGGGGCGAACTTTGCGACGGCGACGAGTGGATTGCCTTTGATTGCGATCACGAGGACGATCAAGGATTCCTTACTGGGAGCACATCCAGAATCTATGTAAACCTAGCCATCTAAATGACCGCCGCCGAATATAAACAAGCTCGCGAAAAGCTCCGCCTAACACAGGCGGGGCTTGCCTCCTTACTCGGAGTTCCGCGCACGTCGATTTCGAGGCGTGAGTCGGGGAAGCTCAATATTTCGGACGAGGCTGCGCTTGCGATACGGCAGTTGATTGCTTCCCAGAACACTGAGGACAGGCGATCCAGCGAACGAAAGGACTAAAACGATGGAAAAACAAATGAATCTACTAGAGGATGAAATGCCTCAAATAACCGAGCGCGAGCTGGATTGTCCTGCTCCGGCTGGTTCTGTGTTGGACTTGCCGAAACTGCCCGCGCTCTCGATCAGACAGCCTTGGGCATGGCTCATTGTCAATGCTGGCAAAGACATAGAGAATCGTAGCTGGAAGACAAACTTTCGAGGTCGCTTTTTAGTTCACGCTGGGAAGGGCTGCACCCGCGATGAATACGATGATGCTGAATTTTTCGCCATCCAATATTGCGGGGTCAACAACCTGCCGAAACTGTCCGAGTTGCAACGGGGCGGCGTTGTCGGTGTGGCCGAAATAGTTGATTGCGTGGATAGTTCCGACTCCAATTGGTTTATGGGTGATTACGGCTTTGTGCTAAAGTACGCCCGTCCGCTTCCATTCACGCCATGCAAAGGGGCGCTTGGATTTTTCAATCTACAATAACATCGAAGACGTGGACGCGAGCCGTCCGCCTGAATCCTGAACTAACACAATTATGACTAATACAATCAATGACTCAAACAACCGCGACGATAGCTCGCGTTCGCACGATCTGACTGGTTCTGTGGGTGTGGTTCGGGATCGTACGGCAGGATCCATGATGCTCGCTGCCGCTTTCGGTGTGACCCCTATGGATTATGATTATGGATACAAAATGCCTAGACGTCGAAAAAGGTCAGCGGTGTCTGTCCGCAACGATCCAGCGCGGCCAAAAACTAAAAGCGATCTGGAAAAGCTGGAAGCGGCGAGGCTCAAACGAGAGCGCAAAGCGGCAAAGAAACTTTCTCAGAACGTGGAACTGAATCATGAATGAGGAACGAAATGAATTGAATAGTCCGTCTGGTTCTCAGTCCTGCCGATGTCATCGCTGCGGCTGGACTGGTTCGATGTTCGACGCTCTCCACACGGAAAATCGAGTGACAGCGATCTACTGTCCGAACTGCCCTGATCATAAGGATGACGATAACTCTCTATCTGTCCAAATTATCCACAAGACTGAGAACGTCCAAGGTGACTCACAGCGAGCTGGCGAATGCGGACTTTTAAAATACAAAGCCCCGCCAGACTGGTTGTCTGAGCGGGGCTTTTTGATGTTTTTTATGACCGACTGGACTGGTGGGACTGGTGATTAGACGGCTTTTTTGGGGTCTGTTATGGTGTGGCTCACATTATGATCCCTGCCGTAAAAACACAAGAAAAAGATGAGTTCCTGGCTCGGTGCTCGCCGGGCTACCGGGCGGCGGTGCGTGGGCAGCGTGAGCTGCCTGCGACTAAGGGCAAGTGTGGGGCGGTGCAGTTTGCTGCACACGGGGTGAGCACTCCGACTGTGGATGGTCGCTCGATATTGCGGGCAACCATCGATGAGGGGCAGGTGGTGGAGATCCGGATGCCTGCTGGGCTGGCTGTGATCCTTTGCGATTCGACGCCGCTGGGTAAGGCGGCGACTATCGCGACGTCGGCAAAATCTGAAACGGGAGGTGCGCGATGAGCACACTTATCAATTTTCCTAACAATTTTGGGGTTAACCAAAGGGGCCGGTTTTTTGTTTCCGGCCCCCGGCCCGGCGGACTAGGGGTAGGCCGTCGGGTCGCATCCTTTTTTTGCCTAACTAGCGTAATACGCGCGGCCTGCCGGACTGTGAGCCGGGGCGCTCGATCTGTTGGACTGTTAGCTAGCGGATCGAGCGCCAAAAAAAGCGGCAAGAGTGTTGCTTCTACGGGCACGATTGCGGTTTGGATCGTATCGGCTACGGGTTTTCGCCAGGACTGGCACCGGGTGACGGGGCTGGAGTTACTCTGGCGCAAACTGCGCTCGTTGGCCTCTCCTGATGTTTGCGTGCTCACCCCGCAGCGCTGGGATGATGATGCGGTGGCTCTGGCGGACTACATCGCTCGCAACTCGATGCGTAAGCCGGTCGTGTTTTTTACCGGATACTCTTATGGGGCGGGGCATTATTTTGTGCGGCTTGCAGAGGCTTTGCAGGCCCATGGAATCGCGGTTGAAACGGCGGTGCTTTGTGATGGGATTAAGCGATTCCGCTGGCTGAAATGGTTGAGCGCAAAATGGTTTCGTGGGCTGTTTGCGATCCGGGTGCCGAGTAATGTCTCAACTGTGTATGCGTTTTTCCAGCGTGAGGACGGCCTCCTGCATGGGCATCTAGTGTGCGCCGAGGATTGGGATGCCACTGCGGTCGACATGATAGAGCAACATGGTTATGACCACGCCTCAATCGATGAGAGTCGGAGTTACCACCGGGTCGCGATCAAGGAGGCGGAGGATGTGATCCATGCGCGACTAGGGCATCTAGCGTTAGATCCAGCCCGCCGGCCTGAGACCGAAAAATTGAGAGGGGGTGCGCTGTGAAAAAAACCGTAACATCTTTTCAGCTGCGCGAGAGCCTGCGTCGCCGCTACCCGAACGCGCATGTCGAGATGATGGACGCCTCGGTCGATGCGTGGGAGCCGGGTAAACTCCTGCCCGTCTATAAACAATTTGTTTGGCAGATGCGTTTGATCGGCCTGACGTATTGGCTGCGCGATAAACTGGATTGCGACGACTGGGCGTGGTTATTTCGGGCCTACGTGATCGTGCGCAATGCGCTGGGTCGAGGCGATAATGCTCGAGCGATTGGGCTGATCTGCTACTTACAGGAGGGCGACCCGAGCCAGCCGCACAGCGTCAACGCGGCGATCATCGCCGATGGCCAGGGATACCGCATCACCGAAATCGAGCCCCAGCCTAATGGTGGCCTCTACACACTCACCCGCCAGGAAATGGACTCTGTATGGTTCGCACTATTTTAGCCTGCGCGCTCGCGCTCTCAATGATCGGCTGTGCGCACACTGCCGATACCACCGCAGGCAGCGATTTGCCCGCGTTCCCGCCGATTGAATTTCAACCGCTCGACTAACAATTAATCATGAAAAAACTAACACACATACTACTTGCCGCGCTGCTCATTGGAGCGGTTGCGTTTACCGGCTGCCAGGCTATTGATGATTTTAAGGAGGATCAGCCGGTCGCCTATGATCTGATCAAGGGCACGGCCAAGGCTCTCTTACTCTCACAAGTGCCTCAAATCACTGATGAAGGCGCGGGGCAGTTTGCTCTTAGCGCGGTAATCAACGCGGCCTTCGACCGTGCCTCCGCTCCGGGTGATGTGGCCCTCGCGCTACAGGAGGGTGTGGCCTCAGTCTATCCGGATGATACGAGCCTGCAACGGTTAATTGTGGATGAGTGGGCGAATGTGCTGGCGGCTGAGCCGGATCCGACCGTCCCGGCTAGTGGCCCTGCCCATACCTACCAGCTCCAGTTGGCGGATGCGCTGCGGCCTGATGTGAGCTATGAGTTTGTCCCGGTCTATTTTGTCACGGTCGCCGGCCTGTAGCCTCTAGCCACTGCCTACCTGCTCTGTTTTTTTTATTCGCTATGATCCAAATCTCACAACTCTCCGCTCTGCCTGATCCTATGATGGCTCTCGTTTTTGCGGCCGTGTTCGTCTCGCTCTTTGCCATGATCGGATTTTGGAATCAGATGCAAGTTGCGCTCGGCAAACGCAAGATTGAGCAACCGTTTATCGTCTCAATGGAGAAGCGGTTTGTCAGTCACGACGACCACCAGAAGCACGCAAACTACGTCGAGGGCAAATTAGTTACAGCTGCCATGAGCCGCAAACAAATCCACGAGACACAGGAGCACCAGGGCACGCGCATCGCGCGCCTGGAGGAGCAAAACAAATCTCAGACCAACACGCTCGAGCTACTCTCTGCGGATTTCCGAGAATTCTCGAAGGAGCAGCGAGCGGTAAACACTCAACTACTCAAACGGAGTTAAGATATGAACGACCGCGAATTTTTAATCCTGCGCAACCTGCTCACCTCTCTAGCCGAGGCAGGCGACTACCCGACTGCATCGCGGCATCTACAGGCCGATGTGGCCATGGCGACGCGCCAGCTGACTACTGCAGAGTTCGATGGCGCCCTCGCCACCGCAGACACCCGGCGCCTCGTGACGAGCGTGGCCAGCGACCGTGGCACTAAATACGCGATCACCGACGCAGGCCGCGTCTGGCTGCAAAATAACCGCATCTAACTTTTCCACCTTCCCACTTTTACAATGTCTCGCAAATCCAAAGCCATGCTCGACCTCCTACCCGAGGAGCAATTTGACCTGCTGGTCGAGTGGCTCTCTATCGAGGGGCTCACCTATGAGCAGACATCGGACAAGCTCGCAGAGGAGTATGGCGTCGAAGCCAGCGTGGGGATGCTCTGGAGCTTTTACCAAAAACATTGCATTGGGTATAAGCATAAAAAGGCGCGCAAGCTGGCCGAGCAGGTCGGGGAAATGTATCGCCAAGAGACTGACTTTTCCGATCTCACGATCAAGGCCGTCGAGCAACGCGCCTTTGAGCTCAGCATGTGCCGAGACGCCAGCATCGACGAGCTAGGTAAGCTCGCCAAGATGATCGGCGACTCCCGCAAGCTGGAGCTTCAGGAAAAAAAACTCGGCCAAGACGAGCGCAAGATCGCGCTGCTGGAGGCCAAGGCTGCCTTTGTCGATGAGATGAAGGACCGCGCCGAAAACCGCGAAGGCGGACTCACCCCGGAAGACATGGAGGAGATCGAGCGTAAGCTCAAGCTACTGTAACCGATGGCCAACCGACTCCCAGATCACGCTAAGAGCTTTCGCGGCCGTGCGAAGAACATCCCCGATCGGGATACGTTCTTGCTGCCGTATCAAGCGCGCTGGGTCAATGACCGCTCACTGGTCCGCGTGATGGAAAAGAGCCGCCGCGTCGGCATCAGCTACGCCACGGCTTACGACGAAGTCCGGCAGAAGTCACTCAAAGGCTGCAAGGTCGATACGTGGTTTAGTAGCCGCGATGACCTCACCGCGCAGGGCTTTATCAACTACTGCAAGAAGTTTGCAGGGGTCCTTAATCTAGCGGCCAACGCCTACGATGAGGCGATCCTCTTTAACGATGGTAAGGACTCAGCGACCGCTCGCGTGCTCCGCTTCGCCACCGATACCACGATCAACTCGATCTCCTCAAACCCTGATGTGTTTGCGGGTAAGGGTGGCAATGTCGGCCTCGACGAGTTCGCGCTGCGTAACGATCCACGGCATGTTTACGATATCGCACAGCCGACTATCGACTGGGGCGGTCGCCTCTCGATTATCTCCACGCACCGGGGCGCGAAGAACTTTTTTAACAAGCTGATCACCGACGAGCGCGACACCGACACGCGCAAGCATCGCGGCCTATCAATCCACCGGGTCACGCTCAGCGATGCGCTCGATCAGTTTTTCCTTTGGAAGCTGCAAACGGTTTTACCCGAATCCGATCCACGCATGGCGATGGACGAGGCCGAGTATTACGACTACTTGAAGCGCCGCGCCTCGACTGACGAGCGCTTCCTCCAGGAGTATGAGTGCCAGCCCGAGGACGAATCCAGCGTGTATCTGCCTTACGATCTCTTACAAGGCAGCTACTACACTCCGGAGGATAACCTCGTCGCGCATACTGAGGAGACGACGGACTTTCGCGGGAAGAAGGGTCGCATCCGCTATCTACTCCCCAAGGGTGTCGAGCCTGCTGGCCTGCTCGCCTATATCAAAAAGGTCAAAGCCGATGGCGGCGACCTCTACCACGGCAAAGACGTAGCCCGGCGCCATGACCTCTCGGTCGATGTGATCGGTGAGAAGCGCGACGGCATGCTCTTCGTGCGCTGCGTGATCGAGTTCGACCGCTGCGCCTTCTCGCGCCAGGAGGCGATCCTTTACCCGCTGATGCCCTCTATGTCCCGCAGTTGCGTGGACGAGACGGGGATCGGGATGCAGTTTGCCGAGCGCGCCGCCGAGAAGTTTGGCGATTGGCGCGTCGAAGGCGTGACCTTTACGCCTGGTAATAAGCAAATGCTCGCACCGCCCGTGCGCACCGCCTTCGAGGATCGCTCGATCCGCGTGCCGGATGATGACCTCTTCGAGACCGATCTACGCATGATCAAAAAGGAGACCGTGGGCGACAAAGTCCGCTACGTCGCCGAAGACGAAGACAATGAGGGCGACTCACACGCCGACAGATTCTGGGCGCTGGCCCTGATGATGCACGCAGGCAAGACCTCCGGCGGCCCCACTCACTTTTCCGGCACTGGCACAGCCGGTGCCTCCTCACGCCGCAACTTTTAGCACCCCATGACTCAATTACCTAAAGACCAAGCCCCGGCAGTGACCGCTGCACGTGTGCGCTACGAGATCCAATCGCGGTTTAGCCCGATCAAGAACCTCACGCCGCAACGTATAGTCACGATGCTTGAGCAGTTCGACCGTGGTATCCTGCGCGATGCTGCGTGGATGATGGATAAGGTCGAGCGCACCGACGACATGCTCCAGACTGTCGCGCCCAAACGAAAAAAAGGTCTAAGTCGCCAGGAGTATGACATCGTAGCTTATGAGTCGTGGGAAAATCTCGGCACGGCTGCTCAGCTAGAAGCGCAAAAGGAATTCTTAGAGGATTTTTACAATCGGCTGACGACTACTCACGCGCTCAAACGCAACGTGCGCGGCGGCGTGCGCAAAATGATCTACCAGATGGCCGATGCCATCGGCAAAGAGTATGCGGTGCATAATATCAGCTGGTTGCCTGGCCGCGATGGCTCACTGACCGCATCGCTCACATTTACTCCGCTCTGGTTTTTCGAGGCCACCGATGGCGAGCTACGCTTTTTACAGTCGGCGGGCCAGCTGCATGGCGTCGAGCTGGAGCCACTCCGCTGGATGGTCACTTGTGGCGACGGCCTAATGGTGGCGTCGCTCGTCGCCTATATGTTTAAACATTTACCTCTCAAGGACTGGCTCGTATATTCCGGGCGGTGCGGGATGCCGTTTGTCGCTAACGCCACCGATGCAGCCTATGGCTCTAAAGAGTGGGATGACGGCATCGAGGCCCTCAAAAGCATCGCGCAAGAGTTTGCCATGCAGCACAGCCGAGGCTCTGAGATAAGCATCCACGACATGACTGTTAGTGGCGAGCTACCGATGCCCCAACTCGTCGAGCGCATGGATCGCGCCCTCGCCATGCTTTGGCGCGGTGCCGACCTCTCCACCATGAGTAGCAAGGATGGGATGGGTGCCAGCCTGCAACAGGATGAGAGCGACCTCCTGGTCGAGGACGATATCGAGATGATCAATGAGACCCTCGAGCACGCCCTGAGCCTGCCCGCTTTGCGCTGGAAATTTGGCAACGAGGTAAAACCGCTATGCTCATTTAAGCTCACCGCCCCGGACCGCCAAGATGAAAAGGCTGAGCAGGACAAACTCCACGCCGCCGCCGATTACGGCGTCCCCATCGATCAGGCCGATTATTGTGAGAGGCTTAATATCGTCGGCACAGGTGAGCGGACTAAAGATGCCGTGCTCACCCCACCCGAGAAAAACCCCGCGCCTAAAAATCCCGCAGCCACTGACATGGCCAACGCCAGCAATGAAGAAGTCTCCCAGATCGCACAAGCGCTCGCCGAAGACTTTGCCGATCTACAACCACTCCTCGCCGCCGTCGAAGCAGCCCCCACGCCCGAAGAGTATGTCGACGCGCTCGAAGCCTTCGCCACCGCCCTACGTGAGCGCGAGATCGACCCCGCACAATCCGCCTACGCGCAACTCCTCGAAGCCGCCCTCGGCACCGCCGTAGTAGCCGGAGCTTCCAGCTCCCAGGCAGATACAATTAGGGAGCAGGATGCTCCCACTACTTTGGACTCAATTAAATAATCAAATCTGCCATGAAAACTAAAAGCCACAGAATGCCCTACAAAGGCCGCGACGTTATGGATTACGTATTGAGCCGCATCTCTCGCGTAAACGATTTTGCAATAACTTTGCGGCGATTTGCAAAAGGGTCTCGGATTAACACGCCAACGACACTGGCAGATTTTGCCAACGAAGTGCCGGAGATCGACGAAATCAGCGAGTGGGAAGCCCTCGGCACAGACGAGACTCAACTCGGTGCAAAAGTGGAATGCCTGGCGAATGCCATCGAGATCGGTGCGCGTGGCGAAGACGGTTTTTATCGCCTCACACCCTTCGGTCGCCACCCCTATGGCCGCGATGGCGATATCCAAGTCGTCGATGCCGAGGCCAGCGATGCCATCGTGCGCCGTTTCGATTTAGCCAACAGCGTCATCGTGCGCGCTTTTAGTAATGGGCACCGCCCCATCTACGAAGGCCACCCCGATCACCCCGTATTTTCGGCCAACGGCCACGACAACTTTACCCTCCAGGGAGAGATCACCGCCATCGAGACCCGTAGCGATGGCATCTACGTCAAGCCCGACTGGAAGGATGCGGGCAACGAGCTCCTCGCCTCCGGAGAAAAACTCTACTGGTCGCCCCGCTGGGTGGCCGCGCTCAGTGGCCGCGATGGCAGTAAACGCATATGGCGCCCCTTTAAACTCATCTCCGCGGGGCTCACGCCCACGCCAAACATCATGGGCTGTGCTGCTAATAGCCGCCCTCATCAAACCGCAACCCACGAAAATATGAACTGGATCCAGAAGATAATGCAACGCCTCGGTTTCTCCGAAGCACAAATCACCGCTTTCGCGAACTCGGCAGAGGGCGCTCCCGAAACCACTGAGATCGAGACACGTCTCGGCGCTCAGCTCGATGCCGCTAACGGCTACTTCGATCTACAAATCGCACTCATGCGAGCGCTCGGCTATACCGATGAGCAGATCGACGGCCTGCGCGAAGACGGAGCCGCCGCTCCATCCATCGACGATCTAGTCACCAAGATGACCGCTGCCTTCGGCACCGCCGATCAGGCCAACGAAAGCCTCACTACCGCACAGGCCGCACTCACCACTGAGCAAGAGCGCGTCACCGCACTCACCGCCGATCTCGCCAATGCGCGCCAGGCACACGCCACCCTCGTTGTGGAAAACGCCATCGAAGCAGGCCGCCTCCCCGAGGCCGACCGCGTCGCCACCATCACGCAGCTCACCGAGTCCGCTGATATGGCAAACGCCATCGCCGACCTCGAAAAGGCCGAAGCAGCCTTGCCCACCGGCAGCGTCGTCGACGGCGTCGGTAAGCGCAAAGGCGAGATGCAAGACATGGCCAACGCTCGCAACACCTTCAACCGCAAGTTAGAGGACTTCGCAAACGCCAAAGGGATCGACCTCAAGGCCGATTATCCAACGGCGTATTTTAAGTTTAAGAAAACCGCCGAGGGTCAAGAGCTGCTCAATCAGATGAGCGAGTCTGCCGAGTAGTCGATCCGCATTCCTGATCGGTCGGATCAGTCCGATCCGACCGATCCTAATCCAACAAACAATCACCTAAAAAAAAATCATGAACAAAAAAGAACAAGATCAACTCGACGCTCTTATCGCTGAGAACGCCGCTCTCAAAACCGAGCTCGACGCCCTCAAGGCTGCACCCGCAGCCAGCAACGGCGTGCAACTGGCCGACGCCGCAAACGCATTCCAAACGCGCTACGCCAAGGAAATCAAAGCCAAGATCGCCGCTGGTCTCGACCGCGCCCAAGCCATCGAGGCTCAAGTAGCTCAGGTGCGCGCCGACGCCGCCGCCAAAAAGTAACCCAAATCGCCCTGTCTAATTTAGACACCAAATCACAATCACAAATAAATAATCGCTCAAAGAAAATCATCATGAAAAAAAATCCAATCATCCAACTCCTCGCCTTCGTGGCGCTCACTATGATCGACACCGTTCGCGGCATCGTCGGGCATACGGCTATCATGGCCAACGTCGTCGCTGGCACAGTCAGCTCCCATGCCGGAAGCATCACTCGCTACGCTGAGGCAGCGTTTACCGCCGCCCACGTGCTCGTCAAACCCGGCACCGCGTCAAACGAGGTGCTCATCAACGGCGCAAGCGATAAGCCCATCGGCTGGATCGAAGACACCGCCCTGATCGATACGACGATCCCAGTCGCACTGCTCGGCACCTCGCCCAATACCGCAGTCCTCACAGCTAGTGGCGACATCGTGATCGGCGAAGACGTATTTACCGCAGCAGCTGGCCAAGTCCAAGACCTACCAGTCGCCTCCGGCACCTACTACCTCATCGGCACCGCGCTCACCGCAGCAGCCGATGGCGAAGAGGTCGAGGTCGATCCCTGCTTCCCCATCGCAACCGTAGTCTCTGAATAAGAGGCGGCTACGTTCCCACTCACCAATTAAAAAAATTCAAAGATCCAAAAATTATGAAAGATAACCTAGATTTAATTCTTCCCGAGTGCCGTCCAGGCGACGGGCAAATCGGGCAAGTCTACGCAGCGATGGCCAACGCCAGCCGCTTCGAGTCTGCCTTTAGCAGCGAGCCACTCGCAAACTACGCGGTCGGCGGTTGGGATAGCGATCCCCTCCAAGAGCTGCTCGAGTTTCTCTCGCCCGCCGTCACAGTGCCTGAGCGATTTAATTACAAGACGGCTCAACACGCAGACTATTTTCAACGCCTCGAGGGCGATGAAGATATCCGCGCCATGGGCGGCGATTTCGGGCGCCTCGACACCGGACGCCAAGACGAGGTCAATGAGCAACTCGACGAAAAGGGCTTAGTCATCGTGGTCGATGCTCGCGAGATCGAAGCCGATCCCGACGCCGAAGAGAAGGCCGTCGACCGCCTCCGTCGCATACTGTTTCGCACAGAAATCCGCCGCGCATTTGGCTTGCTCGATGCCGCTGCCACCAACGAGGCCAAGGTCTATGCCACTGCAACTGATCCCGATCAGTTTGTCTCCGACACACTACTCACCGCAGAAAATACCAGCGGGGTGCGCCCCACGAATGTCATCTACGGGTCTGCCGCCTGGGCACTGCGCCAAAAAGCCTATCGGGCACAAGACAACGCTGGCGGTTACGCCAGCGCCAAGATGACGCCCGATGAGTTGGCCGATTTCCTCATGGTCAACGCGCTCGCCTACCGCGAGAGCCGCTACCGTGGATCCAGTGGCCTCGCCACATTCCTCGGCAGCAAGGTGCTGATGTATAACGCCGCTAGCGGCGTCAGCAAAGACGACCCCTCCAACATCAAGCGTTTCCTCGCGCTGACAGGTGGACAAAGCGTTATGGTCTACCGGCAGGAGTTCGCCCGCAAGGTCGAGATCACCCTCGCTCACAAGAGCAAGATCAAGATCACCAGCACGCTCGGCATCCGCAAGCACACCGTGTCTGCTAGCTAGATTCTAGCCATAATAAACCCGGAGGGACGCGCATTCCGGATCCAATCACGCGACTGTTTTCAAACTTTCACAGATCGGTCAGATCAGACCAATCCGACCGATCACTCCCAAACGACATATCATGCCAGCCTGGATCACACTCACCATAGACGACGTCGCCGACTATCTCGTCGGCGCCCAAGTCAACGCCCTCCGCACCGCCGCGCTCTCCGCCGGTCAGAGCGATCCAGTCACTGAGGCCATCGCCGACATCTCCGCCGAGGTCCGCAATTACATCCGCAGCTGCTCGACCAACATCCTCAGCATCACACCCAACGCCATTCCGCCCGAGTTACGCCGCCACGCCGTCGCCCTAATTATAGAGGCCGCCCAGCCCAGGCTAAAACTAAAACTAAGCGACGATCAAAAAGCCGCCGCCGAAAACGCCCGCAAGCTCCTCAAGATGATCGCCGCCTGTGATTACACCGTCGCCGCGCCCACCGACCCCCAGACCACGCCCACCGACCAAGGCTCCAGCGGCCGCATCCAAGTCGCAACCAAGCGCGAAAACCCAATCCGTCACGATGACCTAAACGGCCTCTAACCAATCAAAAAACATCCGACTGATCTGTCCGATCAGTCCGATCAAAAAAAAAGCACATGCCAAAACCTAAACCATTTATCAGCCGCGCCGGGGGCAAGAGTCGCCTACTCAAGCACCTGCTCCCGCTGATTGCCTCGCAGCCGCACACGCTCTACTGCGAAGTATTCGGCGGCGGGGCAGCCGTGCTCTTTGGCAAAGAGCGCAGCAAGGTTGAGTGCTACAACGATCTCGATGGCGAGCTTTCCAACGCGTTTAAGCAAGTGCGCTACCATGCCGATGCCGTCTGCGCCGAGCTTGATTTCCGCATCAATTCTCGCGCTGATTTTTACGAAGCCCGCGACGAGAAAGGCACCCGAACTGAAGTCCAACGCGCCGCCGATTATATTTTTATTAATACGCTTAGCTTCGGGGGCAATAATGACTCTTACGGCGTTACAATCTTATCGAAGGGGGGAGCTACAACCTCTCTAATAAACAAGCAGCAAGCCTTACTCAACGCATCTCAGCGGCTCGACCGAGTAATGATCGAAAACATCTCATGGGAGCGCATGCTAAAAAATTACGACTCGCCCGAGACCCTCTTCTTTTTAGATCCGCCTTACGTTGCTCCCAAGTCTAAGTCAGTCGGATACACCGCTTGGACCATCGAACAAGCCAGCGACCTAATCGCCGCGCTAAAAAAGATCAAAGGCCACTGGATACTCACGCTAAACGACTCTGCCGAGACGCGCGACCTGCTGCATGGCTACATCAAAAAGCACCTGCAAACCACCGCCTCAATCAAAGCCTCCTCTTCTAGATTCTCAGAGTTAATTGCCACCAGTTTTTAACCCATGAAACTAAACGCCAACATAGCTCCCTTCGCCGACGCCGTCGACCGCCTGGGCTCCAAGACGCCGGTTGCCTCGGCCTTGAACTCAGCGCAGTGGGCAGAGGTGCCGAGCGAGATCACGGACCGCGCGTTTTTCTCCTCGACGATCACCGAGATGCGCACTCTCTCCGACATGCAGGGCATCCTCGATGAGGCGCTCACGCTCAACCCGGCAGACGCCTTTGCCGATCGGTCTCGCTTCGTCTCCGACATGCGCAAAAACCTCGGCGCCGCTCCCGGAGACTCTGGTGCCCTAACCGACATCACTAGCCGCCGCCGCTTAGAGTTAATCTACGATTTCCAAATGGAGGAGGCCACCTCGTTTGGCAGGCACAAAGCCCAGCAAACTCCCGAGCTTCTCGAAGCATTCCCCGCCCAAGAGCTGATCCGCGTCGAAGGCCGCGAAGAGCGCCGCGACTGGAATAGCATTTGGTCAGCCAACGGCGGCACCCTATACGGCGGCCGCATGATCGCCCTGGTCAACGCACCGATCTGGATAGCGATCAGCCGATTCGGTCGCCCCTATCCCCCATTCAATTTCGGGAGCGGCATGGGCGTCGCTGCCATTAGCCGCCGCGAAGCCATCGCCCTCGGCGTCATCACCGCAGACGATCCCGCACCGCAACCCTCAGCCGACCCCAGCTACAACGCCGCCAACCAGCAAAGCATCCGAGGCCTCAACCCCGGCATGATCGATACCCTCAAAACCCTCTTTCCCGGCGTAGTCATCCAAGGTCTAAAAGCCTCACTCACCTAGCAAAATAAAAGATCAGTCCGATCAGTCTGATCCGACCGATCCTCGAAACCTTCCCACCTCCAAACCTTTTGAAATCAAAAATCACAGTCACAGACGAAGCGACCCAAGCCGAACTTGCCCGGCTCGCCTCCACCGTGGACGGCCCCCGCCGCCAGGGCCTCATGCAAGTGCTAGGAAAAACCCATGAACAAACCCTGCATCGCCATTTCCTGCGCAAAAACCAAAAGCCCAACAAGCGCGGATGGAAGAAGACAAACTTCTGGGCGCGCATCCGACGCGCCACCTCCTACACCGGAGCCACTACCAGCAACGCCACCATCGCCATCGGCGATCCCGCCATCGCGGCAAAAATCTACGGTGCCACCATCACCCCGCGCCGCAGTAAATTCCTAGCCATCCCCATGGACGAGTCCGTTTACGGCGTCCGCGCCTCAGCGGGCACCGTGCCTAATCTCTTTTTTATCCCGCGCAAAGGCAGCAAGCCCGGCGGCTTCCTGGTCCAATCGCAAGGCGACGACTCCCTAAGATTTTTTTACTTTCTCACGCCCAAAGTCACCGTGCCCAAAGATCCCACCGCCCTCCCCACCGAGGCCGAGTCAGGCCGCGCCCTCGTCGAGGCCGCTCAGGACTACATCGCCAGACAGACCAACTAGATGAGCAAATCAACCTCCACCTCCACCCTCGAGCAAATCCAAGAGCTCGTCCGCATCCGCCTCATCACGCTCTTCGCTGGCGACTCCCTCGGCGTGCTCTCAGAGGATCAGGCCGAGACCGAGTATGAGGTGCAAAAAGCCGTCGACGAGATCGGCGTCTCGATCATCGTCCGCTACCCCGTGCCACGTGTGTCGCGGCCAAATCTCCCAGGCCCGTATTTTGACAGCATCGAGATCGCGATACTAATCGCCGAGAGCCCCATCGTAAACCAAGGCGCCACCGCCATCGAAATCGCAGAGCGCATCCTGCGCTCACTACACCAGTTTAATCTCAATCTCTTCGACGGCCAACACTGCATGGTCATCGCACAAAGCAACGCCCTCACAGTAGAGGATGCCCCCGAGGGCTACCGCAGCTTCGGAGTCAATTTTGAAACCGCCGCCGGGCTCCAAGCCCGGCCCGAATAATCACAAAAAAAAAACCACTCACAATCCAACCCACCGATAAAATGAAACCAGCAAAACCAACTCCCGCCATCGCCGAGGATCCAAACAAAGCCCTCTGCGAAAAAGCCGCAACCCAACACGAAGCCGACGCCAAGACGCTCAAAGACCGCGAAGCCAAACGCCAAGCCGCCCACGCCGCGCAAGTCGCCGAATCCGCAGGCAAGCCCAAAGCTTCCTAGGACTGTCATCCATACACAATTCTCCATTCTTCATTCCTAATTCTTAATTCTTAATTCTAAAATATTATGTCCATCGATCGCTCAACCATTCGCAAAGGTCCCGCCTCACTCACACTCGACGGCGGCTCCTTTTTCTTTGAAAACGGCCTCACCGTAAATCTCAACATGGAGAAAGAGACTCGCATGATCGATGCTTTTGGCATCGTCAAAGAGTTGCTCATCGGCAAGACAGTTGAGATCTCCGGCACCCCCACACAGTGGGATAATCTCTCCGTGCTCTTCCCTTATGCCAGCACAACCATCGGCACCGACATTTTCGGAGCAGCTGACGCCGCCGCCGTGCTCACGCCGACAACTGGCTTCCCTATCACGTTTTCCAATGCCGCCATCACATCGATGTCCGATATTTTGCTCTCCGGCAGCGGCAGCCAATTTGGCGAGATGACCATCACCTGCCTGATCGCAAACGAAAGCGACGTCGACGCCCTAGCCAGTTACCTGGCCTTTGGCACCGATGCCACTGGCGCATCACTCACCGGCCTCGATCTCACCAAGGTCCTAAACGCGGCCTACACCGCTAGCTATAACGGCGCGACCTACCACAGTAGCGAGGGCTACACGATCAGTTTTGATATGACGCTCTCCGAAAATCGCATCGACGGCCTCGGCATCGTCGGCATGGCGCTGCAAGATCTGCGGGTGAGCGCCACATTCATCCCGCCAGCCATGGCCGAAAGCGCCCTGACCACCCTCATCGGGTTTGGCGGTGGCATCGGCAAAGAGGCCGCTCGCTACGATCTCACCATCGCGGGCGGTGCCACCGGCGACCCCTCCGTAGTCCTACAAGACTGCTCTGCCGAGCCGGGCGGCTACGCATACGGCAGCGACACCTACCGCACTCAGGCGCTCACATTCCGCACCGCCCGCCGCCAAACTACCGGAGACAACGATGCCCTTTTCTCAGTCGGAGTAGTCGCCTAGCTCTCAATGATTAGTCATTAGTAATTATCAATTAGTCATTGTTGAATTATGAAATCCGTCCGCTTTACGAAAACTGGATCGCCCACCTTCGTCGCCCTCGGCGTCGGTGGGCCCGTCGAGGCGCGCGGCCCGTCCGGTTTACGTGTCGCAGGCGGCCCTATCCTAGAGACAGTTTCTTTCCTCCGCGCGGACACCGCCAAAATTTTTAATCGCGGCAACGTGACTTGGCAGGGCTCATTTACGGTCTGGCGGGAGCATCTCGACATCGAGAGCGCGCAAGATTTTTTAATCCTCCACCCAGCCGACCTGCCCACCGCCGATGACATGGTCTGCGAAGTCACCCTAAACAACGGAGCCGTCCGTTACCTGACGACCCCATTTATCGAGATCCAAGATTCCAACATCAAAGGCTCCCGCACCGAGCACACCTACCGCCTCACCGGCGGCCGCCTCCAAATCTCGCGACTCACAAAATTCTAAGCCTCCCACATTATGACCACACTCGCAAAAACTCGCTACCGCCTCCCCGTAAACGCATTTGTCGACCAGGGCAGCTGGATCGACGCCCTCACATCCAAGCAGCTCAAGATCCCCGCCGGAGTAGACGTGCAAATCGAGGTCGGCATCATGGAGAGCGGCTCCACGCCCTACGATCTCACCAATGTCGCCAACATCACCCTCGAGGTCAAAGCACTTGTCTCCGGATCGGCACCCGCCGCCGAAGCCGCCGCCCTCATGGCCGACACCATTACTACCCTCGATGCCGTGACATTTACGGCAGCCCAGTGGGCCGCCACAACCGCCCAGCACGTCACCTTTGTCTTTGCCGACACCGAGACGAACATCGCAATCGGCCCAGCCTGGCTAGTCATCTCCGCAGTGATGGACGACGGCTCCCTCGTCTCCCTAGGCTGGGGTCAAGTCGAAATCGTGCAGGACGGGACCGGCCCCACCAGCACCCCCGCCGTGATCGATCCCGACTATGTCACTACCACCCAGCTCGATGCCTACCGCACACTCGCCGCCAGCACCCACGACCTCCGAGATTTTACCGGCCTAACCGGAGGCACCGCCACCGACCTCGACTCCATAGCCACTACCGAGCTAGCCGTAAATTCTAAGGTCGCCATCGTCATCTCCGGTGCGCTCCAATTTTGGCGTTTGCAGGCGGGAACCAACGGCGAAGCCGCCGCCCAAGGCATCGTCCGTCCAGACGACTACGCCGCGTCGACCAACGAAAAAATCTGGATCCGAGTCCTCTAAATCAAACCTCAACGGAAAATTAAACCATTATGAAAACCACATCAAAACCAATTGCATGCGCACTCTACGCGCTAGCCATCACCGTGCTAGCCGCCACCTCGGCCGACGGACAGTCCGCAGCCGTGCGCTACAATCTGAGTGACGGCAGTTTGACCCAGCCCACGACGCTCAACCTCACCGGCGCCGTGACTATAGCGGCCAGCGATTTGCCATCGGGAGCGATCCTCGATACTGAGATCGACACCTTTGCCGAACTTGACGCGATCGTTGCGGATCAAACCCTGCTCAACACCTCGACCGGCTATACTCGCGCAGCAGCGGACAGCGCCTTTGAGGTAGCAGGGGCAGCCGCCGCCGTTCAGGCTGACCTAGATCAAAACGAGAGCGATGCCGACACCGCGATCGCCGCCGTGCAAAGCGACGTTGATCAAAACGAGAGCGATGCCGATACATCGATCGCCGCCGTGCAGAGTGATGTGGACCAAAACGAGAGCGATGCCGATACAGCCATTGGCCTTAAAGCCGACGCCAGCGCACTCACTAACGTCGACAACACTTCCGACGCCAACAAGCCTATCTCCACGGCCACCCAGACCGCGCTCGACGCTCTTTCTGATAATGCCGCATCCAAAAGCGATATATTAGATTTACGAAATACGACCACCAACCGTGATAATATTGTCATCTGGGGCGACTCCTTGACTGCAACTGGTGCTTTTGGTGCTGAGATCGCAGCACTCTATGGTGACGGCCGCACTGTGAAATCGGCAGGCATTGGCTCTGCCAGTTCGTACGAAGCAGCATCAAGAGCAGCTAGTGAGTTTCTGGCATACCCAATAAATGGCACTGATGCGCCGGGCACTGGTCCAATCACGCTCTACACCCAAAGAGCATTTAATAATTACAATGAGTCCGCGTCTCGCATTTTTAACGGCTCTTATGTGACCAGTTGGGAAACGTACGGCCAAACTTGGGGAGTTGTTGAGCATGTGACCGCAATGCGCGGAGGGGTGATAATGGGTAACCTTGAAGAGCGTTTGTTGCTAGGCTCTACCGCATTCGCCACTGACGCCAACAGGATTTATATAACAGGTAAACACCAACTCCAAAATGCAGATTATGTTTGGATGAGTTTAACCGCTGGTCAAACAATGCCCGCAACAGATGCAAGCGCGACAGGCGGAGCGTATAAATATAAGCCGTATATAGTTAGCGCATTAACCGACGGCCTTTATGCGTCCGATTTTGGGACTGATGTTTCAGGCGTTACTGCGCATAGAGCAAATGACACTCTAACTGCAAATGTTGATTCGATTTCAGATGGTAACTCGGTCAGCGCGGACGACTGCCTACAATGGGATTTAGGCTCGGACACGACTATTAAATATCTGAACCTTGACAACCACACTGTCACATCTGGCGAAATTGTTACATTTGAATTTGAATTTTATAAGCCCGACGCTAACGCGGTGGATATTACATCTCTTTATGTGACTATTGGCGGTGCTGGTATTTCAAGCGGCACAATCATTGAGACTAACAACCCCAACGCGTCCATTTATTGGGGTGCTGATGACGGGTGGACTAAGGCGTCGGTAACATTTACGGCGGCAGCATCCGGCGATCTACGTCTATGGGCAAACGGCACTGATGAGGACTGCACAGGCACGGTGGTTTATCTCCGGAACATCGACCTTTGGAATCCCTCTAGCTTTGAAATCCTCTGGAAAACCGGGGAATCCCCCACAGAATTTTCTGACGACGGCACAGGTGCTACTCCGCTAACAATCCACCACGGTTGGTCTTTAGAGATTCCAAACCACACAAGCGGGGACGTTTACACCATCAAAACTAGAACGAAAGAGGATGATATGATTAATGTCCTTTGGTTAGGTCGTAATAATGTCTCGTCCAATAACGTGGTTTCTCCAAACAGTAGTGCAAATGCACTGATTGCTAGTCTCGACGATATAGTGTCTCGGCTCAACCAAACAACAGGGCGCTGGCTGGTAATGACCCCCCACAATGCGACAGAGCTTGGCGGTCAGACAGGTGAATATGTCGGCATGAAACAGGGCCGCTATCAGTCGATGGTCGACCAAGCTAAAGCAGTTGTTTTGCGTTGGCCTGACAACTCATTTGATTCCCGCGCTTGGCTCGTCAGTCAAGGGACCTCAACGGAGATAGCGCGAGACACGCCAGCAGCCTCACTATCATCTGACGGTGTGCATCTGACTGTCGCAGGGTATGAGGCATTGGCCGCACAAATACACGCCGCCCTTCGTGCCAACGGGTGGTAATTTTACTTACGAATTAAATCCGATCCAAACAAAAAAAATGAACACCATAACCATCCAACTCGCAGGCCGCCCGGCCACCCTCACATTCGACAAGCACGCAAGATTCCGCTACGGCGTCTTCGGCCTCAGCTTCTCCGGGCTCCTCGAAGCAGGCACCGACTACGCCGCCTCGCTC